CCTTTGACGCTAAGTTGCGCTGCACCCATCAACATAGAAATGCCAGCGGCTGTACGGCCAGTGCCTTGAACGCCTGTTTGACCATGCGAGTAAGACGGAATACCAGTAGCGTCGTCCGCCAGCATCCGAGCTTTATCAAACATCATCATATTCTCAGAGCTGACGTTTGGATATTTAGTGCCGAACAACGCTTGCCCCGGTGCGCCACCCTGTCTACGGAATACCTTACCCGGGTATACTTCTAAGTCTTGCCCCGGTACAAGATTGGTTTCGTCAATCTCAAGAATTAAGTTACCGGACAGAACAGCGTTATCAACAGCCATGCGCATAAAGCCGTTCATCAGCTGTTGAGTATCGGTCATGTTTTCGGCTAGGCCGATACCAAAGAATGAATATGGATTTAGCTCATATGGTGCGGCAAAGTATGGAATACGTTGCGGGGTAAATGGGTTGATGACCAGACGCAAGATTTTATCGTGGCATACCCAGCAGTTAACTTGAATTGTGTCAACGTCTTTCAGGTCTGCTGGTAACTCAAGTCCTGCTTCTTCTGCAGCGCTTTTATCAATGTTGCCCCAGAACTCTAGTATCTCAAATCTGTCGATATCGTAGCTATTACGATAATCTTCGATATCTGTTTCCCACCACTTACGGACATAGTTAGTGCCCATGTCGATAGCTTCATCAATAGCATCGTGGCGGAAGTATGGACGCTTCTTCAGAGCACGCAAGTCTGAGTGGCTCATGCGATGACGTTGGATAATGTATTCGCACTCGTCCATATTCTTAGCATCAGAATCTGGGTAAAAGTTCCAGATAGACACATTTTCAACACGAGGCATAGTTTTGAATACTGGGTCGTAATTGCCTTCGTCATCCCAGTTAGCGTATTCTTTATCAATAGCAAACGGCCCTTTTAGAATACCGGTGCCAAACAATGCCATTTCAAATGCGGTGAGGCGTAGATGCTTTGATGCGCTGGACTCTTCTAGCTGGTCCAGTATTTTCTTTTCCATGCGCTTCGCCGCTTCAAGCGCAGGGTTGTAGGTCTGTGCGGTAGGCGTCTTACCGAAACCTTCCCGCAAATCTTCGCTAATCTCAGAAAGCTCCTCAGAGAATACGCCAAGGTTTAAATCTTCTAAATCATTTGACGTAGCACCCGGTGGCAACTCTTTGCCGTCGCCAGTGTAGCCGTATTTGTCGCTCAACTCTTCCATAGAGTTTTCTGGGTCTTTAGGGTCAAAGTGAACCGCTTCTGCGACACCTTCGGGAATACGCGTAGGGTCTACACCAAGAGGGAAGCGTTGACCAGCGAATAGAACATCAATAATCTGCCCATACGCTGCAAGAACTTTGGTCTTAGTAATCTTAATAAATACTTGAGATTTTTCCGTAGAAGTAAACTGAGTCTCGGGGCCATACAAACCACGATACTGCCGATAAGCATCTAGCCAGCGTTCTTCTTCATCCTGCCGGCTGGACTCAACCATTTCAAATTTTCCACGGATGTAGTCAGCAAGTTCTTCTGAACCAGACTTAGGTTCAAAGATAAGAGCTTCTACGTGTTCTTCTTCAGCCATTATTAGTATCCAAAGTTTGCATCAGCGGGTTGCCATCTTTGTGTTGGTATTTGACTTGGGTAATCAAAAATGGACCGTGATTGGGGACGCGACATAATACCATATCGCAAAGCATCATACAGGTGGTCTTCTACTTTTGTGTTGACATCTTCGGGGTTCGTTTTATCCAGTGGCAGACTTGGTAGCTGTGCAATGAGATTAGTACAGTTGGTAAATATCTCCATGCCGGCTCTGCCAGTATCATCATTTATGCGTAAGCGTCGGTGTACTTCGTTTTTACCGGCGATGCGGCTACCTCGGCTTCTGTCAGAGGGGCGCCACCTACATCCCTCGACAATCATTTGTTCGGCTAGGCTTGGGCCTGTATCCCCTCGCTTGTGCCACAGAGACGAGTCAAGTACGCCATAGTGAATTGATTCGCCTTCTTCTGCTTCTAGCACCATATGTGCTAATTCTTTTGCAGTTACTTTACTTACGTATAACTCTCGGTAGACTATTAGCGTTTCATCAGTAGGGTCTACAGCAAACCACAGAACGCCGGTAGCAGAGGAGTAACCGTAATCGCAAGCCCTAAATTTGCGCCATGAGTTAGGTATACTGAAAGGTTCTGTAACATGGTATAACCTATTAAATTCTGAGAAAGCTGCACCCTCAGCAATATCCCACGAGCCTTCTAAGAGTTGCTTACGCTGTACTTCAGGCAGTGAGAGCAGCATGGCTTCGTAGTCGCCTTGCTCATAAAGGTACGGATTATCCAACAATTTAGCCGGAATAAAACGCCGTTTAAACAGTGGCGTCCCCGCTTTGCTATGGCGTTCAGGATAAACCAACGTCTCGCCCGTAGTGATATCAGTCGCCCAAAACGATGTGTTGTGTGGCGAAGGGTCGATGAACATCTTCTTAACCCACGCATGCCCTGGGCCACCAGGGTTGGTCGTCGCCCGCATAAATACCGGGAGGGATGGGTCTGCAGTTCTAAGGCGCGAGCGTAAATAATCCCAAGCATAAGGTGTCGAATATTGCGTCAGTTCGTCTATGCCAATGTAAGTGAACGCCTGACCTTGGTAACGCAGAACATCTTTGTCCTGCTCTAGATATGTCATCCAGATTCTAGCACCGGATGGGAAGGTCCATTGGCTCTTCTTCTCCATCCATTTTGCGCCAGGGTATGCTTTAGGGTACATCTCCTGACTCTTATGTATCAGTTCGCGCAATTCGTCATTCGTACGACGTAGAATAAGCGCGTTAAAGTTCTGATTGTTACAGTAGCGTAACGGGTCGATAATCAGAGCGTATGATTTGCCGCCCCCTGCTGCGCCGCCGTATAATACCTCTCGTTCTGACGATGCTAAGAAATCTGTCTGTGGGCCAGCATTTGGCTCAAATAGGATTTCATCTTGCTGTTCTTCAACAGGCTGGTAAGCACCGCTACCAATGAGCTGGGGTTCTGGCTGTTTACTCGCTTCTTCTTGCTGTGTCAGCTTGGCCAGTTTCTTCTGAGCCATATTAAGCTGAGTTCGCGCAGACCGCTTAGCACGTTTTAGTTTTTCCTGTTCCCGCTGTTCTTTAGTTTTGGGTTTGGATGTTGCCTTGGGCCGCGGTCTTGGCGGCACGGCGTTTTTGTTCAACATGCTTTCGTCTATCCGATGCGTCACGTTTTACACGTTTCCACAGGCCCATTGGGGTGATTCGTACTCCTGTGTAATCCGTAAGCCACCGAGCTACTTCTGGGTAGGACGAGGTTTTTAAATATGCGATGCCTTCTTCCAAGGCTTCTAAGTATTCTTCGATAGGTTCCAGCAACTGAGGGTCAAACTCTGACCGCTTATATCCCCAAGGCACTCTGGGGCCATTTGCTTTGTCATACCTATTCGTCGGATTCAGTCTCTGAGATGCTGTCGTCATTTTTCGCCGGTAATATAAATAAACCCATCGGCTTCTCTGCCGACACATTCAACTTTTCTACCTTAGAAAGCCCTACTCTGTCAAGTATTTGTTGCGAAGCGGATAGCTTTTCTCTGTTACCGATAGCTGTAGGGTCATCAATAACACCGACCATAGACAGAACAGCTTTAGGCGCGTTAGCGGCCATTTCCAGCTCAGCACGCTCTATAATCTCTGTGCGCAGTGATTGCATAATAGCATAAGGGTTTGTGGTCTCAGAGTATCCCGCAATCCGCATAGCTTGTGTGTAGTTCCCCTTTGCCTCGGTAAACAAAGCATCAAGGAATCTAGTTTGTAGTTCTGTGAGTTGTCTTTGATTAGGCACGTGGGTTCTTCTTTCTACCTGTCTTAGTCCGTGCAAACGACCGATTACGGCTACGAGACTTTACAGATAACTTCTTGTTATTCATCGGATTACCTGTGGTATGATGTACATCTTTGCCATCACCCTTAGTAACCTTGCCCTTTTTCGCCATGATGGCGCGTGCAGCATTACGTGAAGCTCTACGCTTTTTCTGCTTGGGCCGAGCATGGTAGCTATCGTACTCTTTTCTATAGTTACGTTTACTGGTCATGCTTTTGACTTTTTCCGTTTGGTCGACTGTTTCCGTCCAGAGGGTGAAACGGACCATCTAACCGAGGTGGGCTTTCCACCTGGATTTCCCGCTTTTCGTTTCTTACGGGTAATTGCAGCTTTCTGTCCCTTGGACATCTTGGCTGCTGTCGCCGCCGGGCGACACGCTGGATACTTTCTCTTAGATTTAGTTGCTGATTTGCGGCCACACGGTTTTCCTGTTGATACATCCCGCCAATCTTCTTTGAACCATTTCTTAAGACCCCCTTTGTAAGCCATTGGTAATACCCTTACATTCCTGTGATTGCTGCCATAGATGCCATGGCAAATACTAAGAATCCTACCGCTAGTAAACCCATAAGCCCTACAGCGACAGTTATTTTTAAATTCTCTATGAATTCATCATGCTTAATCTGTGCTTCTCGTTTTGCTTTTGCCGCAGCTTCTTTTGCTTCTCTAATTCGTTTTGCGCGTTCATCTATAATACTTTGCCATGTGCCGGGGCCAAATCGCATATCGACAAGAGTACGCATCTCTTGGACTTTTTCTTGCGCTAACCTAGCATCTATGACTTCTTGCGCTACAGATTCTATTCCAAACTGGTCGCTTAAGCTAGTACCAGATTTTTTAGACCTTTGTTTTTGAACCTGCTGTTCGCCTTCGAGCAAGTTATCTACATATTTAGCAATGTCACCAATGTCATTGGCGGTGTTTATAGTCGATTTAATGCCATCTACTGCGCTTTTTACAAGCGCAATACCCGCCAACGTTTCGGCAATCATTTTTCATCCCCTGCATTTTACTGTATAAATTCCAGTATTTCGCCATTTTTTATTTTTACTTTTAGTTCTTTACATGACCACTTTTGGTCAAAGTTATTCGTTGGACCTACATTTCGTTTTATTTTGCGACGTACAGAGAGACACTCAGATAGAGATTGATATGGTGTATATTCTACTTTTTCCCCGCCCATCACCAGCAACAATACAAAGGTAAGTTCAACCATCTCCGTTTCTCAGTTTTTCTATATTCTCTTCTAAGTTCGTAATACGTTTTTCATAAAACTCTAGCGTTAGTTTTTGCTGTTGGTCATATGGGGCTTTACCACCTTCGATATCTGTCTGCAATTTTTCTAATTCACTAGCTAAGTGCTCAATCAACATAAACTGTTCACTGTCTGCTGGTAAGCTACCCATTTCACCCCGAGGCCACTTAATACGAAATTCTGTGTTCTGTTCTAAGTCTGCCTTCATCATAGTAATGTTAGTTTCTAGTTGATTTAGTCTTTCTATGATACCAAAGTATGCCCACGTTGCCACAGATGCGGCGGCAACCATGCTTATGATGTTACGTAGAGGTAGTGCAACCTCTGTATTCTCATTGAGTTTCGCTGGCATTTGGTGTCACAGAGGTACAGAAACATACATCGTTAGGATTATCAAATCCGTGCGTAGTCAAAGCAACATGACATGTCGATATTGCATTATGCATGCTGATTACTTTTGCATCCATTTCCCACCTTGTTTGTTCGGGGGTTAGCAAGATACAAAACATTGCGGCTGTAACGGCTACTTCCATCCGCCGCCCATAGCCTTATAACGTTTCGCTGCATACCCGTTTGCATACGCTGATGGGTATACTTTGAATTTACGTTTTGCCTCTGCCTTAGCTTTGCTCCACAAAGCTGGTTTTGTTGGCACAGGCTTTTTTGATTTTTTCTTCTTAGCCGCCATAGTTACGCCCTCGCTGGGTCAAAATATTCTTCTACGGATACCGTAACATCCAATGTCATGCCGGTCTCAATATAAGCTACGACTTTATCTTTTTGGTGTAACGCCATGAAATTACCTGAGATTACATCGTGAGTAGAGTGCCCACTCATAGAAAGTCCGTTTACTAAGCTGTAATATGTGGTGTCATCATTGTGATACCACTGAACATATGCTTTCTTACTGCTAGTTGTTCCGTTACTTAAATGTAGAAACCGTACAATAGCACTATGATTATCAGGCACAGTATATATAACATCAGCGCTAGCTCCCGATGAGGTGCTAGTTATTGTTTTGGTTTCTGTAGTAAACTTGGACTTACTTAGGTCTGGCATTATTTCTTCTTAGTCATCCCGCCGCGCATACGCTTAGATGCCATCTTCATAGCACCGCCGCCACGCATCTTTTTGACCTGAGTGCCGCCACGCATCTTGCGAGCTGCCATTTTCATTTTGCCACCACGGGCTTTAGTTTTCTTCATCACCATATCTAAGATTCCTTCTTGCCAACACTAGGCTCTCAAAAACATCATCTGGAAAGTGTTTGTAGTACCCTGACTTCTCCAGACTCATTGCGGCATCATCAAGCTTCGATAACCGCTGTACGAATACCATACAGTATTCTAAATCTTCCTGTTCATCGTGAATCAGGAAATCTAACCCAGCATCCACCGCATCATAGTTCGGGTGAAACACCATAAGGTGCATATCTTTGCCGGCGATAGACAGTGCTTCGTTCATGCCGTCGCACCACCCATCAAGGTAATCTATGTCAGGTAGCTCCTCGCTCGCCCATACAATAATATCAAAACCAAGTTGGTTATAATCTCTGACTGCATCCGCCAGCCCCTCAAGGCCGCTATTGATGCTAAACATGACTTGGTTCTCTGCCCACGCTTTCTGCGCATATGGGCAAGGGGGCATACCATTTAACTTTTCATTCGGAACTTCAAGAAAGTCGTTAGACCATTTCCGAATACTAGCCTCAACTGGATGCACTTTTCTTCATGTTCTTTTGAATAGCGTCGCTACGAGCCTGCTCCCAGCCTTCGATTTTGCCATTCTTATTAATGTCTGCAATCATTGACGCGCCTTTTTGTAACCGTGGCACGTTGGTAGGCAATTCCATGATATGTTTCTTAGCCATAGTTCCGCCCTTTTTCTTTTCTGCAGGATTAGATTTTAAATCTTTTACAGCGACAGGGCTTTTTAAGTACTCGCTCAGTGCCATAGTTTCGTCACGCTTTAAATCAAAATAATTACTACGGGCTTTCGCCTCGTCTTTTGAACTTAGTCCAGCCATTACTTTCTCCGTTTTTGTGAGCTGTTTGTCGGCAGCTCCATAATATGTTTTTTAGGAATTTTAGTTCCGCCGGTATTTTTTCCTATCTTAATACCAAGCTTTGCTAAATATTCTTTGCCTTTTTTTGTGAGCATGTCCCCGCTAAAAGGCTCAGCTCCAGAATCTTTAGCTTTTTTTCCTACGTATTTTTGACCGCTGGTAACAGTTTTACGTGTATCTTCATCAACAATACGCTCAATACCTTCTTCTATTATCTTAATGAAGCCCATTAGAATTCCCCAGATTTCATAGCATCGGACAATTTGTTAGCACGTCGTCCTACTTGCCGTGCCCATCTTGAGTCCAGCATCTCGTAGGATGCAGCTTCAAAATTACCTTCGTGGATAGCATTCCACATTTTCTTAAATTTACAGAGCCGTGGGACACCCATATTGAATGCCATATCCATCAAAATCAACTGGCGCACGCTGTCTAGTTCTTCGACGCACGTGTGCACTCTGCACAATTCATCTTCGACAATCTTAATATCATTCATGGCTAAGAAGCGAGCATCTGCTTCTGTGATACCATGTTGGTAGACTGCATCTATATTCGGTATGTCAAGATAGGCTAGTTCTTCTTTGCTGATTCCCCGGTCTTTAAGATTACGTCCGATACCGATGGTATCAATCCCAAGTGTGTCTTTATATACGTTAAGCACCATACCTTCGTGCTCAATAAGTTTGTCTAAGAAATGCGAAGTGTTATATTTCATTATTTTTTACCAAACTTTTCCATAAGCTTGTCTATGTGGATGCGCGGCTTGCTTCTGTCCATATACTCTTCGTACATACCCTCTATGGCATATTCTATAATTGTACCGATATCCCAAGTGTATACGTAGCTTCTAACCGCAGCTCTAATATCTGCTTCTGCATAGGTTTTTACTTTAGGCGCACCCTCGGTATTTTCCATCTTGAACATAGACATTATATATCCATAGCTCCTACAATGCCGCATTTGTAATCAACTGACGCCCAGCTTCCGTCTTTTGGAATCTCTTCGTATATAGACTTGTACTTCATACAGACATTTTCTTTATCAAACCATTGTACCGTTTGGTTAAAGCATTGACCGTTATTGGTACAGACAGTCAGCACTAATGCCCAGATAATCGTAGTCATTTTTTCTCATGCCCCAGCCATACCGCGAAGGCACCCGTCATCGCTCCCGTCACTACACTGACAAGGGCCGACTGCTCCATAGTGGGATTGGGAAGTGTCATGAACCATTCCACCACGCGCCATACCTGTATCGACATCATAATCATCATAAGGCGGGGTAAAATTTTCCACCTTAGAAAACGTTCCATTGTTACTTCTGCCACGATTTATCTCCGCTTGCTCTGGCGTGGTTCTGTCGTGCATATGCCACATTTTCATTTGCACAAATCGTCATAGCGTGTTGAGTGCTGACGATGCTTTGACAAATCCCCGTGATACTCGCAATAGAATGTATCATCAATCAAGGCGTCTAGCTTACTTAATATCTTTCTTATGTACTTCATTTTTTACCGAAAAACTTTGTCGCGCTTCTGACCCCAAAGCTTGCAGCAACAATAACGCCCAAGCTGTACTGGTACCATTGAGGCATTTGCTCCAGTTGTTGAAATCCATTTGCTACTACATCTTCCATCCCAGGTATGAATGCGAGAATCAGTGGGATACTAAACAAAATTACAAGCCACTCGTCTTTCCATGACGATGCGGAGCTACGAGCCATTTCCAAGTCCCAGTCAATTTCGCCGGTAGCTTTCTTCTGCATAACTACGGCTTCGGCCTCAGCTTTCGCTACATCGGCCTTGACTTTTGCTTTAGTCTTCTCGACACGGCCTTCCAGCCATGTTCCTGCTATATTTGCTATTGGGCCTATTAGGGCTGTTAGCATTTCCAGCGTCTCCGTGCTTGTCTCAAACGGCTATTAGGATTCTTTGCCGCTTTAGGAAACTTCTTCATCTGACCGGCGGAACGCGCACAGAACGACTTACGACGTTTGGCAGCCTTACTCCCCGGTTTTACTTTACCGGTTACAGCTGTCTTCAGCTTAGAACCGGGATTCATTCTACGATATGCTTTAACCCCTGCTTGAGTCATCCCCGCTCCAGACTTAGTGGAGCGGAAATTCTTCTTATTACGGGCTGGCATCTTGCTAGGTTTGCGTGCCATTTACTTCCTCGTCTGCTTCCGGTATGATACACCGGTATTTTATAGATGAACCTGCAGGAATAACATTCCACACATCATGTACCATCTCATCAACACGAGCTTTACATAATTCTTGCGTTATGTATGGGCCTCGTGTATCTTCTAGTCTGAAACATTCGGTAGGCACCATCAAAGAACAGATAAGTAGGGATGCCTCGAACATTTTAACCTTCATAAAAAATGGGACGGAACTCAACGTTGGCAAAATTCCGTCCCGTGGTGCCCTTGAGTGGCTATAGCGAACCCCGCAGGAATAAGTACAGCATCAAGTCGTGTTGGCAGGAGGGGGTTATCCCCCGTCGTACGGCAACATGTCCTCAGCAACCAACGCTTTTTCAACATCCTCAACGCTAAAGGTCTTACCGGTACGCTCTTGTAGTGCAGCCCTTACGTAATATACGTGGTGACTAGGGATATGCACTCTATATTGTCCATATGTTTCATACTCAGCACACAGTTGCTCTAGTTTCGAGCCATATTGTCGCTTTTTCACCATTGTATATATATTGTACCACAATTTTGTTGCTTTGTGAAGCTGTTTATGCTTGACATGCTTAACGTTACCAGTACCCGCTTACAGAGAGTGGTACCAGATAACTAATTGTAGTACCAGATGCATTTTCCCTCTTGACAGAGGGGTCAAAAATATGGTACAAATTCTTGTTTTTCTTTTTTCCCTTTTTTTCTTTTTCGGTAACACCTAAGTTTATGGTCGAGATACAGAAAATGAAAAGAAACAGAAGAAAAAAGTACAAAAGTCCAATAATATGTACAAATAGCTACTGGGAAGAAAGATATGAAGATACAAATACCCCTGATAAAGCCCCCAAATCCTACTATACGCTCGTTATGGGACAAAAAATACAAAATAATAATCAACAAGAAAAAGAAAATACCGAGAAAACAAAAATACAGAAATAAAATAGATATATTAGCATAGCTAGCTGCGGCTAGCTTTTTTTGTGCCTAAATTTTGCCGGAGGGGGTTGCTTGTGTACATGGCCGCCGACTGGTTTAAGGTTGTATTTTCCCAATCTCGGGTCGAATCCGTATACAGGTAACTGGTATAGCCCCCCTGGCCCATGCGTACCCGTCGCGCACTCACTGCTAAGTCGTTGTTTTTCTTATGTTTTATGTCGGTTGTAACAAAGTTGCGCTGCAGAGTAATATTATTTCGTCTGCCAGGTTGTCTGCGTAACAAAATTAGGCAACCGAAGCACCAGCGCAATATTCGACCGGCCACCCATTTATAACGTGATGCACGAAATGGTGCAGGCTTGCCGCATTGTGTACAAAATAGCACCACACAAAATCAACCCTACCGCTTGACACTGCGCAGGCGCGTGAT